TAAATCCCTGGGAGAAAATTTCGCTAAGAGTGCAGAGGATTTGTACAATTTGTCCGATGCGATGACGCCTGGACCGGTCTATAGGCCCTCCTTGAGCATCCCAATGCTTCAAAGAATTATGCTCGAAGAAGCAAATCAAGTGAGTAGCTTAAGTCCGCGTATGTACGTGTTCCCGTCGGCTGGCTCCTCTGACCCTAGCTACGCCGCCGCCAAGCAGGGCGACCCTGCTCTCGCCTCCACCACCGCGCGTGACCTCGCCCGCGAAGTCTCCCTCCAGGCACAGTGGCAAATCTCGAAGATGAACCTGCACCTCCTTATGGCCGGGCTGACCGCGCGTTACTGTGGCGCCGGGTGGATCGTCTCGGGCTTCGACCCGGACCTCAGCCGTGCGCGTGGCGGAATGTGGGCGCGCTCCATCGACCCTCGTCTCGTCTTCTTCGATCCCGGCGCCGACTACACCTGGAACCCCTCCTACGCCGGCTGGGGAACCTGGATGAACCTCGAAGACGTGCGGCTGCGCTGGCCGGAGACCTCGCGCGCGATCTCGCCGCGGCACACTTCGGGCGGGTTCCAGCCGTTCTCGGGTGACTCGGGCTACGGGATCTCGCAGCCGGCCGGGCCGATGTCCTCGATGCCCGGACTCGGAGGGCAGAACTCCAAGACGACCCGGTCCGAATGGCGCGTGCTGGTCCGCCACTGCTTCTGCCGCGACTACACCCGCGAAACGGTCGAGCAGGCCGACCAGCCGCCCGCCTCGCTGATCGACCCGGAAGTCCGTCTGAAATACCCCAACGGCCGCTGGCTCGTGGAATGCGAAGGGGTGATCCTACAGGACGGCGACAATCCGTACCCGCCCCGCCGCGACCTTGCCGCACCGCGCTTCCCCCTGTTCCCGAACTACGTGCTGCCTCCCCTGTTCGGACCTTGGGGAATTCCTGTAACGCGCATGACCGAGAACCTCCAGCGCCTCGCCCAGCGCTTCTACACCCAGATCTACGAGAACGGCCTGCGCCTGAACAATGGCGTCTGGTTCATCGACGAGAACACCGGGATCGACGTGGATGGGTTCGGCGGGTTGCCCGGCGAGGTCTGCGTGATCAAGCCGAACAGCCGTATCCCCTCCGTCGTGACCCCAAACGCGATGGGGTCGGGCGCGCTGCAAGGCGCGGAGAAGCTGCTCACGTTGCAGAATGACTGCCTCGGGTTCTCGGCCTCCAGACAAGGCGAGCCCGGCGCGGGGAACGTCTCGACCGACCTGTTCGACAGCGCGGTCCTCCAGTCCTCGGGGATGTTGCAACTGGCTGGCCGGTTCCTCTCCGAGACGGCCAGCGCCGTCGGCGAGTTCTTCTTCGACACGATGTGCCGCTACCAGACCAAGACGACCCTGCCCTATCGCGGCCCCGAGGGAATCACGCTCGCGGCATGGAACGGCCAAGTCGACCCCTCCACCTTCGACGTTGCGCTGGACGACGCCTCGGTCCGGCCGCTCTCCGAGGCCGTAGTCCGCAAGATCACGCCTGACCTGATGAAGGCTGGGGTGGTCGGGCCGGAGCGCGGCTTGCGGACCCTCGGCTACCCCGACCCGGAGGGAATCGCGCAGGAGCAGCAGACGAGTCAAGCGCTGGCCGCGCTGGCGAAGGTTCGGTCAGGCAGGAAGTAAGGAGAATGTACGTGATGGCCAAAACCGTGAAGGAACAACCTGTAATGCCACGACCACAAACAGTTCCGCAATGTTCTTGGCCCGGCCACTGGTTAACAATTACGGAATTTTCGAGAATGATGGGAAGAAATCCCAGGACTGTTTATGGTTGGATCGAGGATGATGTTCTAAGCACTTTTGGTATATCTGTTTATGGATTTCGTTCGGGAAGAAAGCACTCGGCTAGATTTTTCATACAAAATCCGTATGTCTAACCGAGTGCTTTATTGATTACTGCCTCGCCGCACCTTGCCTCGTCTGACCACGCCACGCCTCGCCCGATCTTGTCCAAGTTACTGTTTTAATGCTAATGAAAATTGACGTAGATTTGCAAAATTTTCCTTCGCCGTTAAATTAGTGTTGAGGAGGTACCCTTCCCCTTCTCCCTTCCCGGCGCTACCATCTCCTTAATCGCACTCTGCCATGGACCCGGCCTCAGCCGCGTCCCAGCATGTGCAAAGGAGAACCAAATGGCACATCGTCGTGAACGTAAGAAGGGTAGCAAGCGCAAGTAGTTTTTGCGCTGCCTAACCTGCTGCCTAACCGTCGTTCAGCAACTCTCGAAAGGAGACCTGATCCAGATGGCCGGAACCTCCAGCACAACCCGCCGCGTCGTCAAGGACTTTGGCCAACCCCGGAAGTTCCTGCGCGACATGCGTGCCAAGGCCGCGAAGAACTCGCGTAAGAGTTCTCCCCGGACCTAGCTCATCCCGGAGACGGTGCTGCTGGCCTTCGCGCCCCGTCTTCTTAGCAGGAGCGGTAGTCGGACAGGTCAACCCCCTGCCTGACTAGACCGCCCCAACCCGGAGCGAAGGAGGTACGCATGGCTTCTCGTGGAGGAAGACGATCCACCCGGCGTCGGCGCACCGCCGCTCGCAAGTAGGGCAGGACAGGTTGGCTGGTTCGTCAGTCAGCGGCCCGGCCCGGTTCGGCGGCGGGTGGGAGAAGGTGGGGGACCAGACCCCGCCCCTCCGCCGAAAGCGTTGGATGCGCAAGACAGGAAGCGGCAGGGCGGGAGGCGGGACAGGCGGTAACTTCGACCTTCCTCCTCCCTGCCGAATCCCAACCTAACCAAGGGAGACCTCGACCATGGGACCGAAGATCAAGGGAGCAGGAACCTACACCGGCGGAATGAGACATATTCCTCGCATGACCCGGAACGTGAACCGGCGCGTGGGGAAGCGGAAGTAGCCTCGGTAGCCGGCAACCAGCAGTAGCAACCAGCACAACAGACTCGGTAGCGAAGGAGCAGCGCAATGGCAAAGATCAAAGGCGAGATGGGGAATAATTTCAATTCCGAAATCCTGAAGTCCCCCCTGACTGTCGGCAGAACCGGCAACGAGCCCGGCCCCGACGTCAACAACAACCCGGTCGTCGACGTGAAGGACCCGCTCGGCCTGATCCCCGAAGGCGGACCGAAGCCGCACTGGTCGAACAAGTAGGCAGCAACAGGACAGAACTGGTCAGGACAGGTAGACAACTCTCATGGCAACCTCCAATCCCGCTCTCGCGCAGATGATGGCCCGGCAACTGATCGGCAAGCTGGCTGGCGCGGGTGGTGGCCCTGCCGCTGGCGGTCCTCCTGCCGGACCCGGCGGACCTCTCCCTCCTCCGCCCGGAATGCTTGGCGCAGGCGGTCCTCCGATGCCTGGCGCTGGCGGACCCGGAGGCCCCGGCGGCGGCCCTCCCCCTCCCGGCCCCGACTCTCCTCCCACAACCCCCGCCGGCCTTCAACTCTCGCAGCAACTGGCCGAACTCCAGAACGCCGACCCCGACGCGATGGTCAAATCCCTGACCTCGCTCAAGTCCGTCGCCGTGCAACTCTACACCCGCGCCGTGTTCACGATCCCCGGCGTGTCGCGCAACCTTGCCAACGTGGTCAAGTATCTCGATAACTCGATCCAGGAAGCGGAGAAGGCAGCGGCGACCACCGCCGCAGCCGGACCGATTGCCAACAACGCAGCCATTCCGAACCCGGCAGGCCAGCCAGGCCAGCCAGGCGGCATGGGCGGACAGTGAACCAGTAACCAGCAGTCAGTGAATCAGTAACCCAGAAGAAGGAGACCTACCCCCATGGCTCTAAACGACATCCTGAAGAACTCGAAGTACCCCGACGACATGGTGCTGAACCTGCCGGACGGCAGCACGGTCAACGTGGGCGAGATTCGTGCCCTTCCCGCCGCCGAACGCCAAGCCCTTACCTCGCAAATCGAGCAGCGTCAGAACACTCTCGGCCAGGCCGAACTGGCCTTCGCCGCCAAGTTCCAACAAGCTGTACAGGAAGGCTGGCTCGCGCAGGACGGCAGGGTCGTCCCGCCTCCAGCCCGGCAGCAACAGACGCAGTCGCAGCAACCAAGCACGCCGACCGCCGCCGAACTCCGCGCCGCTGCCCAAGCCGAATTCAACCTCGACGACAACGACCCGCTTCTCGGTCCGGTTGTCAAGGCGATGAAGAAGGAACTAGCCGCTCGCGATACCCGCCTTGCTGAACTCTCGACCAAGATCGACGCCCTGCCCAGCCAGTTCGACTCTTTGAAAACTACTCTGACCGACTCGCTCGGCAAGGTGACCGGCGTCGTGAACACCTCGGTTGGCCGCTACCTGAACGATCAGTATCAGTCGCAGTTCGCCGAGGCTACCAAGTCCCTGCCCAAGGGTGTGACCGTGGACTACGAAACCGCCTACAAGTACGCCTCCGAACGTCAGCTCAAAGACAAGGACGGATTCCTCCAGGTCTCCGAGGCCGTGGATCGGCTGACCTGGAACGACCGCAAGAAGGCTGAGCAGGCCGAATGGCGCGAGTCCGAGAAGACCCGCCTCGCCAAGGAGATGGAGCAGAACAACAAGCTCGCTTCCCTGACCCCGCCCTCCTCGCGCAACCCTCTCCACTCCTCAGCCAAGGTCGCCGACGGCCAGTTCGACCCGTTCAACGAGCGGACCGACGCCAAGGGCAACAAGGTCAAAGTCGTCAAGTCGTTCGAGGAAGCAATGTCTGCGGCGATGTCGGACGAGGACGTACTGAAGTCTGCCATGCAGACGGCGACCTTCGGCACGGTGCAGTAGCCGTGCAGTAACCGGGCCAGGCAGTTCGCCCGGCCCGCGCAAGTTTTCCTGGGACCCGGCCCTCCCCCGCGCCGCCTCCTCCGACCTTAACCGCACCCTAACCCGTCCGGCGCTCGGTGACCTCCCCCTTCCACCTCCTCGCCTGGACCAGGAGCAGCCATCATGGCCAATAGCGTGGTTGGACTGGGACTAGCATCGCCGCCGGTACAGCTCTCGAACACCGTTAACGCGATCTCCCAGAAGTTTATCGTCCCGGTTCTCGGCGACAACGTTTTCAAGCCCTCGCCTGTATTCTGGGCGCTGACTCGCGAGGGGAAACGCTTCGGCGCGGGCGAACTGATCTTCCCTGAGATCTACCAGGAGGAACTGCCCGGTGGCGCCTACTACGGCGACCAGCTTCTAGACACCTCGGTTGTTGACTCGGTGCAGCCGGCGAACCAGCAATGGAAGCCGTACCGTCAGCCCGTAGTCATCCCGATCACCGACATCATCCTGAACCGCGGCGGCTCGAACAACCTGGATATTATCCGGGCGAAGTTCCAGACTGCTTCAGGCTCGTTCCTCCAGAAACTCTCGCGCGCCTTGTGGCACAGTTCGCCGCAGAACACCTCTCTGGACGTCGACGACCTGAACTCGTGGGTCGTGTCGACCACCAACACCATCGCCGGGATCAACCGCGCTTCCTCGGCGAATGCGTGGTGGCTGCCTGCAACCGCTGTTTCAGGTGGTTCCGCCGCCCTCTCCTCGACCACGGCCGAGCCCGCCTACCAGTCCGTCACCTGGGGCTACGACGAGCCAGACCTGTTCGTGATGAACCGTACCTCCTACGCCGCGTTCAAGAACCAGTTCGTCGCCAACATCCGCTTCGGGCAGGGGATGCAGGACGACGAAGCCTTGCAGGTCGGCTTCCGCAACCACTTCCTGTTCAATAACGCGGT